ATGGCGTCGCAAATTGGTCTACGCCGTACGTATTTCTCAACACCATCAAGTGAAGATCACGAAGCGTACCCGTTTTGGACGGGAGACCGGTTCAATGAATCGCGGCCTAAATCATCGCGCGTTGATATCGATGTCAGGCATAAAGCACTCAAGCGCGGGAAGCGTTGTGCGGATGGGATTTGGCGGCAAATTGTCACCATTAAAGATGCTATCGCCAGCGGCTTTGACCTCATTAGTCAGGCGCAGGTTGAGGCAGAAAACTCACCGGCAGATTTTAGCATGCTGTACATGTGTGAGTTCATCAAGTCCGGTGAACGCGCATTCGATTACAACCAACTTCTCGCGTGCGGGGTGGATGGTTATGACGTATGGGATGACTGGAAGCCTGAGGCCATGCGGCCCATGGGACGGCGTGCTGTGTGGGTGGGTTATGACCCCAATGGTGGCGATGGTAACGGCGACTCTGCGGGTTGGTTGTCGTTGTTCCTCCGGCAGTACCTGGCGGTAAATTTCGGGTTATTGAACGTATTCAGCTACGCGGCATGACGTTTGAAGCACAGGCCGATGCCATCAAAGCGCTGACTGCGCGCTATAACGTTCAGCATGTCGCCATCGATGGTACGGGGGGTACGGTGACGCGGTTCACCAGCTCGTTATCAAATTCTTCCCTGCCGCCGTTAAGTATCAATATTCGGTATCGCTTAAGCGAATGATGGTGCTTAAGGCGCTGATGCTTATTCGTGCGGGGCGTCTTGAGTATGATTCTGGAATGATGGATTTGGTACGGGCGTTTATGACTATCAGTAAGAAGGTGACCGATGGCGGCATTGTTACCTACGAGTCTGCCCGTACGCGCGGCAATAATCATGGCGATCTGGCATGGGCTACGCTTCACGTTCTCTATAACGAACCTATTAGCAGCGACAGCGGCGGCAGTGATGGCGCATCTGTCATGGAGTTTTAACGATGATCCAAGAAGAGATTGCTCCGCAATCACCCGATGAAATGACGGAAGGCAAGTCGTTCAGTGTTGATGCATTTACATTTGACAGCCCGCAAGTGATCACTGACCGATTGCAGGTTGCTGAGATGATGGAGTGCATAAGCACGGGGGTTTATTACGAACCCCACTCAACCCGGCAATGGTGGCAGCATTGCTCGATGTTGCCCTTACCACCAGTCACCGCTGATGTTTAAGCGCAATGTGATCATGAGCTGCTTTATTCCTCACCCCTGCTATCGCGGCAGGAGATGAGCGGATGGGTTCTTGATTACCTTGTGTTTGGTAATTGCTATATGGAAGTGCGGCGTAATCGGCTGGGTGAAGTGCTTAAGCTTAAGCGCGCCGTAGCACGCTATGTTAGACGGGGGATCAAGCTGCAAGATGAACAATACTATTTTGTCACCAACTACATGCAGGATTACGCCTTTGAGCCAGGTTCAATCTGTCAGATAAAAAACCCCTCCGTTAACCAAGAAATCTACGGTGTACCGGAGTACATCGCCGTTCTGCACAGTGCGATGTTGAACGGCGAGGCGACGCTATTTCGTCGCAACTACTACATTAACGGCAGTCACGCCGGTGTCATTGTTTACCTTAATGATCCGCTGGTCAGTCAAGATGCGGTTGACGCCCTCAAGGAGTCATTAAAAGGGGCGCGACGGAAGGGGGCGTTTAAAAACCTGTTTGTCCACTCGCCAGGGGGAAGAAAGACGGCTTGCAAATCCTCCCCTTCAGCCAGATTGCGGCTAAGGATGAGTTCGCAGGGATCAAGAATGTGACCCGTGATGACATGCTGGCCGCACATCGTGTGCCTCCTCAACTGATGGGGGTGATGCCGGAAGGTAGCTCCTCATTTGGCGATGTCGAGAAGGCAACGCGCGTATTTACTATCAATGAACTACAACCGATACAAGAGAGCTTGAAAGAGCTCAATGACTGGCTCGGCATTGAAGTGATCCGATTTAAACCATACGCACTGATGGTTAACGCTGAACCACAAAAGAAAGCCTAGTCCCCTGTGCTGCATGCTGCCCACCTCGGGCGGCATGACGGAGTAATCAACGCTGGCCTCAGTCACATCTCAAAACACCCCTTCCACACCTCATATAGCCATCCAAACGGCTGTTAACTCTCATTGCCCTCAAAACCAGCCATGTTATGGCCGCGCGCGGGGAAACCTTGCCTTGGGCACCCCTCAGCGCGCGATTGCTCCCCACCTCACCCGCACACGGAGGCCCTCTTTTTTGTGCGCTTGTGCAAGGCCGGTCAACCCGCGCCAGTGCTGGCTTGAGAGGGTTTTAAATGTCAATCTAAATCTGTGCATTTTCGCGCATTTTTGTGCAGTGTTTTTGGCAGAAAAAATAAAACCCGCTAAGCGGGTTTTATTTGAGGGTAAATGTGCTTTTTTATTTAGCGAGTATTAGCCGCTGATATTGGCTAACTGTCTGAGTTCGTACTCAGATAAACAAGAAAATGATCGCTCTGTATGAGCGCAAAATGCAGGTAAAAGGCTATTGATTGAAGTGTGTGCGTCAGGAGAGAGAAGAGCTAATATCTGGTAATAATTATCATATTGCCAGTGGCGCGCGTAGACTAAAAAATTATCGCTTACCCTAGCAAATTGTCGCGTGGAATGATTCCACGGCTCATCTTTCCCCATTAGCCTTACGTGGCAGTGACGAATGCCTTCATTTTGCGCCCTTGGGTGCCGCTCAAATCCCGCATCACGCCCCAGCCATTCACTTAACCCTCGACCACCGAGCGCGCTAGCCAACATGCGAGCATAAACTACCCCTGCCGGAGAAATAACGCTTGTGCCATTGATCACGGCGATACTGACAAAAGCCATGATTTAGCTCCACTTAGGTGGCTTGATGCCCCAGACTGTATGAGAGTGAGTGATCAGGTTCTTCATATCTTGTTCTGAGAGAATTGAAGGGGTATCTATTGGCGTTTGCGAAAGGTGTTGACGCAGGATTAGCGCCATATCTCTATGCAAATTTCTCATTGTGGATAGGCAACGAATGATTTTAGTGCCGGCATCCTTATATAAAGCAGCATGCGGACGCCATTTTGGGGCAACATCAACATGAAAATACAACACCTTGAACGTGTTTAAGCTGTTATTTATCGATCTCGCCGAATCTTCCAGATCAGCAATAATACTTGCAAGCTGCTCATCGGATTCGTCAAAAGCATTTACTTGGCTTGCACTGTGAACTTTCTCTGTCCATTCGCGCGTTTTTTCATCCAATAAAGCAAGGTGAGCCAATGAGCCCGTCACCATGTTCATGGCTTCTTGATGGGTGGCAGGTGGCGTTGCGCGCGGTTCGTCCTGAGAGACTATTTGTGCTGGCTCCGCCAGTTTCTCTATCAGCCGATCGATACTGCGTTTGTCGATCATGCTGGCAGTAAAGGCGAGCGCTGATGATATTGCGATAGACATAAAACCCTACCTATGACAAAGATTTCATCATTGATGCTAGCATGAATATTTATCTGCCGCACATGCATAGGCTATTATCTGTTTTTGTGCCTCACCTCTTTTTCACAAAAAAAAGCCGCAGAAACGGCTTTGTACGGGATTAACATGAAAAATCTATTCGATGAGTTTGACGGCTTCTGACTGCTACTGGACTTTATTAAGCGCATCCATGATTGCCAGCCGTTCCGCCGGTGCCAACGCTTCATATTTTGCACGCCAGCGCTCTGCTTTACGTTTGATTCGCTGCCGATCTACATAGTCAGTACCTGCGTATTTAGCGGTAAATGGCTGGCCTTCTTCAAAATTCATCCAGATTTTTTCTGTTCTCACCCCACCGCGTGTCATGGCTTGAAATTCCATGCTACGCCAGCCCGCTAACGTTTCGTCATAAAGCTGCGATGGGTAGCCAGACAGGATTATACTGACGTTTTTCGGTAAATTTATCAGGCAAGTTAACAGACGCTCATGATCGGCAACGGTATATTCATGACGGTAGCGGGCGCGGCTGGTGCGCGTTTCAGGCATATAAGGCGGATCAGCATAGATAAGAACGCGACCGGCGCGATAAAAATCATAATCGTTCAGATAGTCCACCGCATCACGACACACCAGATCTATGTAAAGCCTGTTATGCCTATGTGCGAACTCTTTTAGCGGTTCCGCATCAATATCAATACCGATATTTCTCAATGCTGGCGGCTTACGCCGCATTACAGCCCCGCCCCCGAGATGGGTTTCAATGTAAGTGTCATGTGGTGGCATCGCTGTAATGATTTTTTGATAGACGCCACTTGCCGCTTTGCTGCCCAGATAGCTCATTCTCTTTCGTCCTCATTGAGTGCTGCTATTGGCGGCGTAGGGCGAGGCGGATTGCAAGATCCATCCACGTAATGACTCCCTTCAAGCCTGGCGATTATCCGTAGTGCGCGAAAGCTAATACTGATCTGTATAAGTTTACCTTTGTCTAAAATTTAGACTTAATCCAGCCAATGTAATCAAGCACTTCATTTTCATTCCAGCGCCAGTCAGTTACTTCGGCGATAACGCTGTTATTTTCTTCGTTAAATTTAATATATGCCTTCATTGTCTCGCCCTATTTTTAGTGTATCTCAGTGATCAAAATTGGCTATTTCTTCCGTTGGCCAGAACAGACGTAAGTGACTATGCTGCAGTACAGTCATTTACGTCTGTGCGGTACCCATTTTCAGGTTATTGACTCGCTGCAACAGGCTTCGCGCCCGCGTTCCGTAATCTGGTTCGCACTGGCGTATGTCACCACGGTGATCAACGCGATAATTCTTGCCTTCGATTTCTACAACATTGCCCGCCGCCAACCGGCGCAGGGCGTGCTGCGACAATTCCCAACCAATTGAGTGGGCGAATTTCTTCATATTTGAGATAAGTTCGCCCGCAGCATGACTAAATGCTTGCTCCCCTTTGGTTTTCTGCCGCTGATTTTCTGGCGAAAGCGGCTCGCTCTGGTTTTCTGGTGGCGGATTTTTCAACCTTCGCAACAACTCTCGGCGTTCTCCCCGTGTCAGTGCGTCTAAATTATCTAAATTGAGCGGTTTTTCAGTCCGCTTTTTGGCTTTTGGATCTGGTTGTTTTTCAGACGGGCGGACAGTTATTGCCACGAGTCCAAGTGAGGGCGGAACCCCTGAAGAGCCAAGGTCAACCCCCGCGCCAGCTTTGCTGGCTTCTGGTTCGTGGGCGTTACTTTTGGATTTTTTGACTAACTTCCACGTTTCGCTATGGGTACAAATGCGAGACTCATCGCCCAAGCGCGGCGAATAGACGCCATAGATACGCGGGCTTATTTCGCCGTAGTCGTTCGGGGTTTCAGATAATGCGTAGGCTGTGCGGATCACATGCTCGTTGCGGGGCCGCATCACGCCACCTTGCTTAATGGTGTAAGTGGCAAAACATCCCGCATCAGCGGCGGCAAGCACATCATTCATATGCTTATCTTGAAGAAGTTGCGCCCCTTTTTTGGGCTTGAGTTCACGCTGTAGCTGATTAGCCAACCGGCGCAACTCTCGATAGGTTTGACGCGATGGAACGCCAAAGAATTGAAACTGCTTAACCCTGTGCAAACTTGCCCAAGCGACGGCATTATCGCTGTTATTAGCAAGGGGTTTCCCCGTCTCTTTACAGATGATCGGTTTACCCGTTTTCTTGTCTTTGGCCTTATCCAGTGAGCCGCCACCAATATTTTTACCGATGTAAGTCGCGATATAGCTCGCAGGTGAACCTTTTCTTTTAGTGACTGGTACAACATCAAACCGCGCTCTCACGTTCTTGCCCAACTCAGCACGATCTTCGCGTATGGCAAATTCACGCATCACCTTAGTGATGGCGGCGCGATCTCTATGACGCATAAAGCACAATAAATGCCAGTGAACTGTACCGTCATGATGTGGCTCAGACACACGTACGCCATACCAAGGCAAGCCCTTTCGCTGAAGCTTTTTCCTGATACTGGAAAAGACGCTAACCAGATAGTCACTGCTTTCACGGACGGTTTTTTCCGTCCACTTTGGGTTAGGCTTACCGTTTGCAAGCGTGGCGTGATACTTGGACGGGCACGTAATGGTGTAGAACATGGCGTAATCGCCGCGCATTTCAGCCAAGTTTTGCAGCCCCTTAACGGTAGTCATCATTTCGATGTACCGTAAATAAGGGTTGCTGGTACTGGACAGCATGACCTGTTCTAAATCAATCTTGAAACCGTCTTCATTTTCCAGCTCATGCATACGCATGAATTCAAGCGTTCGGCGGTATTGGTCACGCTGGCGTTCTATCGCATCGTGACTTGCATAGGCGGAAGCATGTTTATGAACAAGGCACGCGGCGCGTAATTGTTCTTCCCGCCATTCATTGCGTAATCGCCATAACTTACCTTTCCACCAATCAGCACAACGCAGACGCAAGAATGCCCCCGGCAATAGGTCATAGGGGGCACGTTCTCGGTGGCGAATATAGGGATTGAGGGAATCCCAGTAAGGCGGCTGGATACATAAGCGCTGCGCTTCAGCGGCGACCACGTGATATACGCGTAGAATAGCGTCGGGGGTATGGTCATGAGTAAGGTTAGCCTCGACCTGAGTACAAAAAATCATGTCCATATGCGCCGCCACCATTGCGGCAAGCGTCTGCACTTCGCGCTTGTTCAGCTCCGGTAAACGCAAAAGCTCGTCTAGACGCTCTCGACCTGCAATATGACGGTAGCCTATAGTCAGCTGTTTCTCTCTGACGGCTTCTAACCGCGACAATGCATTCTCGACTATTTCAGTCAAAAATATATTGGCTCGATGTTCGCCATGTTCTCTGCGTAGGTATTCAACCCGCTGCTGTAGTGGCTGGCGTATAAACTTTGGCTGCGCATTTAAGTTAGCAGCAATCTCTAATAATGGGCTATGGCGTAGCGCCTTTTTAGACTCGGCAAGACGGGCAAGATGCAAATTGAGTTCATTCTCATGCTCTTCGAACAAATCAATTTGGTACTGCCGCTTATTGATGGCTTTTTTTTCTTCTTCAGTCATGGCGGCTATGCGCATCATGCGCGAGACAGCTTCATCATGCTGGTAATCCGCAATCATTTTGGCGAGCGGAGTTTCTACATAATTCGTTTCATCCTGTAGCGGGTTAATTGATTTTGCTGGAGCATTCCACGCATAAGGCCCGGTAAGCACGGATGTGCTTCCGGGGTAATCTGGCGGTGGGGTTGGGGCATATCGTCCGCGTGTATCGCTCATTATCTTATTGATATGAGTATGCTGGGCTAATGTGCTTAGGTTGCTGAGTGCAATTGCATGCGTATTTGCCGCAATGCTGGCAGGTAGAAAGCACGCCGAACACTTCTTTAGCGTCACTGCGTTGCGTTGCTTTAGCGCTAATTGAGCGACGAGCATTGATGCTGTGAAGGTTGAAATGACGGTAAATTTCGCGGGTTAGCGGCGTATCGCTATTTGAGATCACGACAGGTACGGCATGCGCCAAATTAGCAGCCAGCAGACTGGTCACTAGGTGCATATGCTCGACTCGACCAAACGGCTCTTTTGCGTACTGTGTGAAATTAGCCGTGGCGCTAATTGGGATGTACGGCGGATCGCAGTAAATAACCGCGCCCTCGGTTGCCATCACAGAAATAGTGTTGTGGAATGGTGCGCAAATAAACTTCGCGTGAGTGTCGTTGGCCTTTTGAGCGAATTCTCGGATCTCTTTTTCTGGGAAATAGGGCGGTGTTTTGTGTTTGCCGTATGGGACGTTAAAACCGCCTTTGCTGTTGTAGCGGCACACGCCGTTAAAGCCATGGCGATTCAAATAAAGAAATGTTGCAGCATTCATAAGGCCCAGTTGTGGGCGGATATTAAATTCATTACGCGCGGTAGCGTAATATTCAGCGGTATTGCCAATGGCAAACATCCCTTTTGCTATCGCAATAAGGTTGTCTGTGTCGTTTTTTGCGTATTCGTAAAGATTAATTAAATCGCGATTGATGTCAGCCAGAATATAGCGGCGATAATCGGTATTCAGAAACACCGATGCACCACCAACAAACGGCTCAATAAGACAATCGGCCTTTGGCAAATGGGGTAACAACTTGGGCATGACGCGGCTTTTGCCACCCGCCCATTTGATGAACGGACGGATCATTTCCATATCTCCACGTTATATCGCTCATGGGTCATTAAGCGCCAATGCTTGCCGCCGTTCTTGCTCAGCAAACGCCAACGGATACCGACATTAATTTTTAGATAGCCATGCGGTTTAATGCGCTTATGCACACGACGACCACTTGAGAATTGAGAGAGCAAAGCTAGCGCTTTGTTGTAGATTATCGGGGTAGCCCGTGAGCCGGATAAAGTGATCATAGCATTGGCTCTTTGTCGGCTGTCAGGTGCTGCCAAATATGCGAAATGTATTGCGCCTGATGTACCGCATCAGCCAAGGCGTTATGACGCTCGCCGCTAAATGGGAGATCATGCTTAGGATTGAATCCAATCACTTTGCCGATTTCCACCATCGTGCGGCAATCACGCTCATTCCAGAACTTCCACGGGCATTCTGTATCAGCTCGTACGTAAGCGGCGCGCAAAATACTGCAATCAAATGCCGGTGAGTTAGCCCACACCTGAAGCCATTTAAGATCTTCCGGTACGGCGTTCTCTGAAAGAAACTCGTTCAACTGCTGCATGGCTTCCCAAATTGGCAGGGCGTTTTCATCAAGCAGCTCTGCGCGCGCTTCCGCTGATTGCTTTAGCCACCATTTGAACGTTGCAACACTGGCTACAGCCCCGTTTAACTCGTCGTTTTCAGCATTAACGCGAACATAGAAGCGGGCGCCGGTGCAGCCGGTGGAGGGTTCAAAGAAAACAGCGCCAATACTGGCGACGGGGGCATTAGTGCCAGTGCCTAACGTTTCAATATCGATCATGACGTGATTCATAAGATTACCTTTGATTAGTAGGCGATAAATGGCATAGCTGGGGCGTTTGCGGCTTCGGTATAGCGGCGGCGCAAATGCTCAACAAAACGAATGGTTGACGGATCAGTTGGCGCAAGTGTTAGCTCGCCCGCGCGGCGGGTTTTGATGGTTAACCCCTCCGCTTCGATGGCTGGAATAAGGGAGTGAACGATGAAAAGGCAATCTTCACGGGTCATATACCCACCTCGGCAACGCTTATAGATGATGTAATGAATGACCGGGTTTCCCCGGCCTGTGAATAATTAGAAGAAGACGGTTAAAACAGCGGTAGGTTGAGCGGGAAGTGTTTCTAATGTTGCGCACTCCCCATTAACCGTATCTTGGCTGGTTGTTGGGATGGTTACTGGCTCAATATGACGCTCGGCGCGCCACGTATTAACTGCACGTCCATCGGCGGCGCGATAATGGATGTAGTAAGCATTGCCTTCCTCGATATATTCTGCGCGGCCTTCAACTGTTCCTGTTTCACCACTAACCTTTACCGTTACTTGCTGTCCTAAATTAAATTTAAACATGCTATTTATCCTTTTGAGGATGAGTGAATGCGTCATCACTTGATAAAGTGACGATAGTGGGGTGTTACTTTTAAAAACTAATTATTTATTGATGAAATAATTCAGAGAAAAATAAACCGCAGAAAAAACACAAAATGCAGCAATGGCAACTAGGAAAAAATGAATAAAGTTTTAATTGCTTGCTTTGCGTTTTTAATAAGCAACGCGGTTATTGTTATTTTATCCTGTGGGTAAAATATTTTATCTACCCATGTAAATGTTAAAGATATCAATAGCACATAGGTAATAATCATGGAGAGTGCGAATGTTACGGTACTCATGCCGCCACCTCTACGTATACGGGTGCTGGTACTTCACCGTTAATGACTGACATAACAAACGGAAGCAGTGAGGCGGCGGTGTCCGTATCGCGTGAGCAAAATGCCAGGCCGTGCAAATGCTGAATGCCGTTAGCCAGCACAGAGAAATGAGAATCATGCCCTTGAGGGTTATTCTCAAGATTAAAATAATAATCCTCAAGCATGGTATTTATTTGCTGAACATAGAATGATTTCATTGTGGCTTCCTCTGCTCAATCATACTGTCAACGGTTTTCATTGCTTCAGCTAATGCAAAGTCACGCCCGCAATATTGCCCATTCTGCGAAACGTTATAAGCCGTTTTCATTGTAATGGCATTTCGTGGGCACTTATTAATAGTGAAGCCACGATATACATATGTGTGTTGGCTTAACTGAACTAATTCGCTCATTTATTTGCCTTGATGATTAATTAAAGCGTGGCTGTTTTATCTCAGTGAATAAAAATCACTTGAATAGAATGTGCGCCATTAATTCATTGTTTCAACGTAGCGCTCTGCCTTGTAACGCGCATTTAAGTAAATGGCGTACAGGTTCACTTCACGTTTTGCGCCCGGTCTGTGCTGAATGAGTGGCAATCGCCCGGTATCGGCTTGAGTGCGAATGGTGCCGTGATTCTTGCCTGTGCGTTTTGCGTAGTCAGCTAATGACTCAGATACCTTGTCGCCAAACGGATAGTCACTAGGTAATGATCTGATATCCGGTGCAATAACGCTTGTTTTCAGTTTTTTAGCCATAGTGCTATCCTGTTAGATCACGCAGTTTTATGCTGTTTATTGGTGGTCTTGTGACTACCTTGTCAGGATATTAGTAGTCAGGAGACCACTATGTCAAGCGAGTATGACAAAAAACTAAAGGCCATTCGGAAAGCTGAGGGCTATACACAGGCAAGTTTTGCTGAATTAACAGGCATTAACATCGGCACAATAAAAAATTATGAAGTAGGGAAAAGAGAGGTTGGATTAAGTGTTATTGATCGAATACTCAAGCTTGAACCATTCAAAAATACACGATGTGGCTCATGACAGGAGACACCGCCCCGGAGATAGGTCAAATATCTCCGGCGCTCTCCCCTGATGGGTCAAACAGCATATCCAACCACCAAAAAGGCCAAAAGGCTGGTTAACTGCTTTGAAGATTATGGAGCGTTGGTCTAGCGGTGGTATTTGTTTTGAAAGGAGTTTTTTCTAATGGGCATAAAGTCACTTGGCGCTGACGGCTACATGGTTGATATTCGCCCGCAGGGGAGGGACGGCAAGCGCATTCGCAAGAAATTTCCAACAAAAGCAGAAGCCCAGCAATATGCACGATGGGCTATCGCAACCCAAAATAATAAGGATTGGCTCGAAAAGCCCGCTGACCGTCGCCCGTTCTCTGAGTTAATAGAACTGTGGTGGAAATACTACGGCCAATCAATGAAGTCTGCGCGCGGTAGCTTGCTGAGGCTTGAGCGAATAGATCGCGAACTTAAAAAACCGAGAGCGTCACAAATAACGGTAAGTAAATGGGCTGACTACCGAGCCGCGCGGCTATCAGCTGGCGTTTCAGCATCCACAATAAATAGGGAACAGGAAACCATTTCATCGCTCTTTAATGTGCTAATCGATCTCGGCCACTTTCATAACCAAAACCCATTTAGCGGACTGACAAAAATAAAAGTGCGAAGCCGGGAGATGGGTTTTTTATCAAAGGGTGAGATCAACGATCTGCTGAGCGTTCTGGGTGGCGAAAACCTTCTAGCTGTAAAGGTTTGCTTAGCTACTGGGGCGAGGTGGGGGGAAGTGGTGAAGATGAGGCAAAGCGCCGTATACAAACAGCGCATAACATTTGTTGACACTAAGAACGGTAAAAACAGAACCGTCCCCACATCAGCAGCGCTTTTTGACGAACTGAAAAAAATGGGCAAGGGCTTGGTGTTCTCGGGCATTCAATACCCTGTTATTCGTGCGGCACTGAAAGAAATTGCCCCTGATTTGCCATCAGGTCAAGCGGTTCACGTTCTGCGCCACACGTTCGCCAGTCACTTCATGATGAACGGTGGCAACATTCTCGCACTGCAAAAATACTTGGTCATGCGAATATTCAGCAGACAATGA